CATCCAAGCCTCTTCCATTGGTGTCATGCGCTTCACTCCCCACTATGGTCCCCTGTATTATAAGATGCATCCCCTTTGCTACCCTTTGGATGTAGCGTCTGACTGTATCTTGGCTGCACACTGTAGTCGCCCTCATCATCATCTATAGAACGACGACTTGCGTCGGCTCGGAAGTGCTCAAGAGTATTTTCTGACATAACCATTCTAGCAACTGGGCTAGTAATGTCTGTCTTATCGTAGCCTGTCACATCTACACCCTGAATCTTTGGACCTTTACTATCAGCAGTGGTCGGAGAACTTGGGTCTACAGTGTATACAGGTGCGTAAGGAGGGCTACTTGGCGTACCTGTTCTCGCACTTGGAACATCACTTGTAAATATACCATACTTACCTCCAGATGTAGCCCTGTAGAAGTTAGAACCAGTTTGTGGACCTGCGGGTAATACAAATGACCTAAACACCTGAGTGTGCTTGTAATCGAGTGTCTGTATAGGTCTGTAAAGGAACTCTATGGTGTTGTCTGAATGGTTTATATTCTCGTGAGTAGGCTTTTGGTGATTACTATCTTGGTAAGGGTTAGATGAAGAAGTAACTCCGTCTTTACCCCATCCAGTAACATCAAGATTACCCGCATACTTACTCCATTCCATAACATATGTACCGCCCAAAGGCCAAGTAGCGTGTGCGTTAGAATGCTTTACAACTCCTATCTTAGGTTGAGCCGACCAGTTTAGATTACTACCTGTCATATCAATGTCTTTTAGCGTACCGTTGGCTACATCATATGCGCCTCTGATATTAGTCCTTTGACCTACCTCTCTATCGGTATGTAGGCTCGCTGCTTCGGTTGACATTACTACATATTCCCTTGAAACTCCATCATTAAGTTCGGCTATCGTATCTACATCTAATCCTAATCTTACATCTTCTCTAGCAACAGGTTCTGCTCCTCTTATGTCAGCAGTCACTTGTTCTATAGATTCTCCAACATGTGCGCTAGGCTTTAGTAAACCATCATCTGAGTTCAAATCTACACGGTCACTTATTCCTCTTTCGATTTCTCCAGCCTGTTCTACTAAATTACTTGGCCTAACTAAACCTTGTCCAAATGTAGGCTCACTAGTGCTATGTGAAAGTACTAATCCAGTAGCGTCGTGAGTTTCTGAAACATCCATCAATAAACTTTCATTAAATACAGTAGGCCATCTACAACCTCTTCCGTCTCCTCTGTCACCTACTCTTAGCATACTGGATGGATTGAACCAATCTACCTTTAATGCTTGATACAGGCTTTCATTGTTAGATACATTTTGACCTAAGCCTCCACCTATAGTAATTGAGGTAGAAGTAACAGCAGTTATCTCTCCTAAGTCTTGACCCGACGCATTAAACACATGTTGCCCGATTGAAAATTTAGTCGTAGCATCTGTGCCATCAACTGTCATTGCCCCTGTATGACTAGAACTGTAACCTCCACCGTTGTTAATGTCTACGCCACTATCAGTAAGTGTAGGGTTGTTTCTATTATTGTTGTTACCACTATGTTCGTCTGTGCCATTTCCTTCAAATAAACTACTAGGCTCATGTGTAATGTTAGTATCTTTGTAAGCGTCTTCGGGGTCCCAAGAAGGTCTCAGCCCAAATCCTCTTACAGGGAAACGCCTTACATCTTCGCCACGAGTATTATTCCACCAATCCACCATATAATATTGATTGGCTATACCTAACTCTTCTTTTTCAAGCCCTGCTGAGTCACCTGCAAATTTCTTAACTATGCTACTATGATTTCTAATAGTTCTTACAGGACAACCAAATGATTTAGTCATTCGCCTACCGTCACTATATCTAACCTGTCGACCATATTGGTCTTGATTAACAAGTGCTGAAATCTGAGTTATCCTTTCAATTATACCTGTGTAAATAGCATTAGAATCTAAGTTCTGTCCCGCTGCATCTTCTGATGCACCAGCGTAAACCCAGCCGCTTGTTTTGTTATCTTGTAAAATCAAAGGACCGTGATAATATCCTAGCATGGCGTTGCTCTCAGCGACCTCGGCCCAACCTCTAACATAAGGTGCCCATTGCGGTCTGTTATACGCTTGTCTGACTCCAAATCTAAATCCGAAGCATTTATTCAGTGAATCTCCGGCATTCCCCTCAGAAATACCACCACTTGAACCAGTACTCGCAGTGTATACATTACAATCAAATCCGTAAGTGGTGCTCCCCCATCCTATCAAAGCGTGTCCATAAACATCCAACTTACTTATAGCACCGCCTCCATGAGAGCCACCGGGCCAGAATCCAAAGAAATTATACTTGTTACTACCAACGGTTGCTCCTTGATGGTCGCTCAAAGAGTCTATTTCATCAGCCG